GCCCGGAGCTGGCAGAGGACCGAGATCTTCCGCGTGTCAGGGTCGTGCTGCTGGTCCCAATCGTTTGAGCCGACCGTCCAGAATGCCGAGAGGCCGAGGCCCGGAAGTGTGCGTTGTCCCGCCATCATGCGTCTCCGTCGTTTTCGCTGTAGTCGTTGCCGTAGTTGTTACCATATCCGTAGAAGTCGAAGAAGACATGGATGCGGATTCCTTGGATGCTCTCCAGGCCGTCTCGTTCTGCGATCAGCCCGAAGTCCACGTTACGGTGACCCTCCATGTCGGCGTAGGGCACGTTGTGAGAGGTGCCAGTGAGGTCCGTGTACTCGACGATCAGGTTGTCCGTGTCGTGCTCGTAGACGCGGATCGTGGTTGTCTGGCCGTCCTCGGGAGTGACGTTACCTTCCGTCCACTGCGGGGGCACCGTGTCTTCCAGAAGCCGGTTCCGGTTCGCCCAGGTGACCGCAATCAGTGAAGGGCGAGCGCCGGTGTACGTCCGGGTCCCGAACTTCGTGCCGCCGACCGAGACGTTCGCGGGCCGATTGGGTAGGTACGGACGATTGGTCAGAGTGACTGTCTCATCCGGGGTCTCGTCCAGCGGCAGGAGCCCCTTCCGGGTCCGGGTCTGGAGCTTGTAGGTCACGCTCGATCCGCCGAGGCGCTCGTTCGTATCGACCGCAGCGAAGGTCGTCGGGATATACCAGACGGGCGTGCCGGAGGCCCATGCCTTGGGGACGGTATCCATCATCCCGCGCGCGAGCGTCCATGTGTCCGTGCCCTCGTTGTAGGCGTCGAAGAGAACGATCTCCATCTCCGCGTCCCCGCCCGTGCCGAGCATAGCGTAGTCACCGAGGACCGGCCCGTTCGACCCGACCAGCGCGCCGAGGTTGGTGCCTGTGATCGTGGAGCTGGCTTCCTGCGCCAGAACGACGGCTGTCTCGCTGTAGTCCGTAAGCAGGTAGGAACCAATAGGCTGGACCACCGTATCGCCGTTGGCGAGCGTCACAGGCCCGTTGAGCACGAACTCGTAGGTATCCGACCCGGTCTGCGCGCCGAGGATCGCAGGAACGACACGGGGGAACTGGTCCTCTTCGGCCAGTGCGTCCACGCCTGCAAGGGTCAGCGCCACCAGGGGCGCGGTGATGATCTCCACGAAGTCCAGCGGGGTCGGGTCCTCGTCCGGGCTTACCCAGCCCGTCACGACCGGTGCGATGTAGGTGGCGGCCTCAAGCGAGAAGACGTCCTCGGTCAGCTTCAAGGTAATCTTGCTGTCACGTGGGCTACCGTAGTCCACCTCCAGCACGCGGCAGATGATCTGGGCGATATCATCCTCGGCCCAGGAGAACTTCACCACGTCACCGGGCAGAACGTCCCAGGCGGTGCGATCCACCTCGGCGTCACAGGAGAAGAGCGGGTAGCTGGCCGACCGTAGATCGCGGACGCCGAGGCGACTGCCGAGATCCGAGTTGCGGACGCCATAGTAGTTTCGGCTGTCCGAGGCCACGCCGCCTTGGATCGCGATGCCCGCCGGGTCCTGGAAGGTGAGGGTCTCTTCCTTCTCGTTGACCGGGTTGGTCCATGTGACCACGATCTCGTTGACGATCTCACCGATAGCCTTGCGCTGCCGGTTGGTCGCCACGCAGTTGTCCTCGTTGAGTTCCCGCAGGCCGACAAGGCTGTAGTCCCCGCGAATGAGTTTGATCTCGATGAGACCGGTGCGCGGGTTGACGTAGAGCGTGGCTTGGATGTGGTCGAGGACTTCGGAGACAAAGGACTCGATGGTGGACTGTTGGTTCCAGATCATGGACAGCCCGAACTCTTCTTCGATCAGGGTCACCCCTGCGGCTTCGAAGGAATCCACGTTGATCATGGTGGACGGCGCGCCCATGCCCCAATCCGTGTTGGTCAGGCACTCGTAGATGATGTGCGCAGGGTTCGCGTCCGGCGGGTTATCCCCCACTTGGATCGTGCTCTGCGTGGCTGTCAGGCCGAGCGGCTTCCGGTAGACCGTGAACCACGGCGCAGGCAGATAGGGGTTGTTCTGCGACCAGAGGAACCCACGGCTCCCCCCATGGAAGAACACCGAACAGATCCCCCGGTAGCCGGGGCACGTGGCTGTGGTCAGCCCGAGTTTCGCTGCAAGGTTCGACGGCATTGTTTGGGAGGGAGAGCCCGGCAGGAAATGCGCTGTGCCCTGGACGCCACCCTCTTTCTTCTCGCCGCCGAATAGGTCAGGCCGGTTGACCGAAAGCGGACCGGCGGCCACTGCAACAGCCGAGGTCTTTGTCGGCACGTTACTGCCGCCCGTCATGCTGCTGATGAAGTCGGAGAAGCTGACCGTAAAGGCCCCTTCGATAAAGTCGCCGTCATCGTCGTAGACCGTCTTGCCGGGCCATGCGTCCCGCTCTTTGACGTAGATGCCCGTGAGCGCGTCCACCGGGCCGTGGCAGATCGCGTAGTGCATGGACATGTAGTAATCGACAACGCGGTACGATTGACCGCCACCCTTAGCTCCCATCGGCGGCCTCCCGCTTCCGTGCCTGTGCTACCGCGCGGACGGCGAAAGCGTCGTTGGTCTTGATCAAGATGCGCTCGTCGATCCCGTTCTTCACAAAATCCTTGAAGTCGAGATCGTGCTGAGCGAACCACGGTCGAACGGACTTCATGCAGAAGCCGATGGCGTTGCAGTCCTGGACGGTAACCTTGGTCATTTCTTGCCGCCGCCTTCCTTCTTGTCGGTCTCTCTACGGCTCTTCTGACCGTACCACAAGATGTTGGCCCCTTTCACCGTGATTGTTCCAAAGACAACAGGAATAGGCCGCCCGGCTTCTGCCGTCGGCTTCTCCATGTCCTGAGCCTCGGGAGGCTTCGGTTGCTTCGGTTTCGGTGCGATCAGGCAGGCGATGATGTTGAGCGCCAAGCCGATCAGGAGTGTAAGGAACCACGCCATGAGCCTGCCTCAGTTGAACGGGTTGGTATCGATGGGGTTGTCCGTGGGTATCCACGCCTGCCCGCCGAAATTCTGGATGTTGTTGTGGAGCGGCTGGCAGTCTCCGTCGGGCTGCGGGCCGACGCCCATCTGCCGATTGCACCCAAGGATCACGTCCACGTTGTTACCCGCCACCAGACCGGTCGTCGGGCCGGACAGCGCGAGCGTCTTGAGATCCGTCACACGGAGGATCGTTCGATACTGCCTGCCGTTGACGCCCTCCCATTCGACCGTGCCGCCGATGTACTTCAGCGGAGAGATCCCGCCAGAGAAGCCATCCGCGAGCGTGATCGACGTGGACGTCAGGGAGATGATCGGCCTGTTGATCGTGGCCGTGACCTTGTTCGCGTTGCACTGCGGGCCGTAGAGCACGTGCGGGCAGGTCAACTGGTAGTTCCGGCGGAGCCCGGACCGCTTCATGGAGGTGGCGACCGGCTCGCAGGTCAGCGTGGCTTCCGGTCCGTCCCGCTTGCAGGACAGCACCCGGCCCGTCCACATCACAGGGTACTCGTCAGCTCCGCCGATGACGTGCCCTTGCCGGATCACAATCGTGACCACCTGTGACGGTGGGTAGGTCTTGAACAGCTCCGAAATCCCGGAAGTGATCGGGACCTTCACGTTGACGGTTGCCTTGTCGAGCGTGCCCTTGCTGGAGACGTCGTCCCGGTAGATCGGAATAGGGGCGTACTGGTCCCCGTCGAACGTGATCGTCTGGTCGTGGTCCGTGTAGGCGTAGAACGCATTGGCGGCGGACCCGTAACGGAAGAAGAACAGCTCGGCAGGGGTGCCGGAGGCCCGGCTCTCTTCGACGGTTTCAAAGGTCATGCGAGGTCCTCAAGAGTTCGGAAGGTGACCTGACACCGGCCCACGGCGTTGGTCATCCACTCCACGGTCAGAGCATCGGCGGCATACCTCCAGACCAGGAGCCAGGAGATCCGGCTGATATTGGCACTCGACACGTCCTGGTCAAGAGCGTCTTCCGTTTGGATGACGCTGTCGAGCCCGTCGGAGTCGTCAACCGTATAGATGTCCTGGACGACGGTATATTGGAAAGTGCCGTCAACGTACTCGATCATGACCGCTTTGTGGACCGTGCTGTCCTCGAACAGCCCGGCAAAATCGGTGCCGTTTATACGGATTGAATTTGAGGTGGCCGGGTTGACGCCCTTCGGAACCACGTCGCGTTCCCACGTCGGGGCGTAGAACTCCCCCTGCTGGCCGCGCATGCGGAAGAAGTGCTCGCGCAACAGATCGACTTGGGCGAAGTCCCGGCCCGTGTAGGTGAAACGCATGAGCCGACGGTTGAAAGCTACCGGCACGAAGGTCTCGATCCGGCCTTTCTCGAAGTCTACCGTGTCACGATCGCTCTCGAAAGTGATCTCCGGCAGCTCGGACCAGTTGGGCTTCAGCAAGAACAGCTCGCGACCATTGAACGACTGCGGCGCAGAGGGCGGAGCGATCACCGGCTCGGAGCCCGGCGTGACCTGCATTTCGAAAGCCACCTCTGCGGCGGTGTTAGTGAGCCGCTGGGATCGGATGTTGACCGCGAACCGGCCAGCCCTCGCCGGGTGAACCTTGGTCCCCGCTGGCCAGCTCAGCGCCGAGGCACCGGTCAAGGTGATCTGCGTCCCGCTGACCGCGTCAATCGTGCGCGTCTCGTAGACCCCCCGATACGAGAAGATCACCGTAGCGTCGTCCACGATCCAGGAGGGCGCGTTCTCGGTCAGGGTGACGATGACCTCTCCGGGATCGCTGGTGGCCGCCACCACCGCTTGCATCGGCACCTCGGGGATGACGATGACGTTGTTCAACCACTTGTCCATGAGCGCGTTGAAGTCGCGGAGCTGTGCGCCGGTCGGGCTGGCGGTGTACGACAGGGTCTTGCGCGGCCAGATCCGGTGAGCCCGGCGCTGTTCCTTCCCGGACCGGCTGGTGATCACCTCGGTCTTGAAGTTGTAGGTGACCTCGAACGGGCGCTCCCAATTTGGCACCAGCGGCGAGACACGGGCACGGGTACCCAGCACGTCGAGGACAAAGACCTCCGGCGTGTCGAACGTGAAGGTGATGTCCGCGTCCAGGGTCGGGTCCCCGTCCGGGGTCGCCGTGATCGTGTAGGTCTGAAGGCCGAGGGGCAGGAAGTCGTAGGGGACCGCCGGGCCGTCAATGCTGAGCCCTTCGCCGTTGGTGATCTGGATCGTGGTCAGCTCCGTGATCTTCCGGTGGGCGTTCCAGACATAGACGTCCACGCTGACCGAGGTCGAGATCGCCCCGAAGTCCACGTCGTTCGGGAGGAAGTAGACCCGGTTGTAGTAATCGTCGAAGAACGACCGCGCGACCGAGCCGGACCGGTTGAACGTGTTGAGGCTGACCGGGAGGTTGTTCGTGAAGGTCCCGGCGAAGGGGACCTGCGTGTCCAAGCCTCCGTAGTCGTCGAACGGCCCGTCGCGTTCCCGGATGGCGTCCTGGTCGCTACGAAGGCCGTTTAGCCCTGTCTGGAAGAAAACACCTGCCACGGATTAACCCTCGGGATATGCGATGCCAACGAGATAGCTACTTTCTCTTACCGGATAATAGCCTCCAGCTCCACCGTCATCGCGCGATGTCCCGTACTTGATAAGGGTCTCGAAGGACTTTCGGAACTCGGGGAAGACCTTCCAGTTGTCCCCGCCGACGTCGATAGTCTCCCCCGGCTCCAGGCTCTCCATGTTCACCATTCTCGGGCCTGCGGGATACCCGACAGGCCGAATGCGGAGGTTAGAGCCTACGTTGTCGCTGTCCGGGACAAACAGGTTGAAGGGTGTGAGGATGGCCGCACCGGCGTAGTCCGACAGGCCGTGGTAAACCAACCCGGAATTGATGCTGTCCATGATGCCGCCGAACACCTCGACCCCGGTCATGGAGGTCCCTGCGTTGAGGCCAGCGGGTCCATCGAAATACCGATACGGAACGTCGTTGTCCGCGTGGACCATATTGATGCCGCCAGCGTCCGCTCCCGTCGGGCCGTTCCCTGCGTTGTGGTGGGCGCTGAAGAGGAACTTGTTTGCGGTCGAGTACCAGTCGTAGGAACCCCCCGTGAAGCCCGTGTAGGACTTGTTGAAGTAGTTCGCGCAGATCACCTCGCCGCCGGTGTAGTTGCCGACCTTGACCATCTCCCCGATATAGAGGTGGCGGTAGTTGTTGTAACCGCACTCGATCACGCAGGCGATGAAGGCCGCCGGGGCATACGGTGTGTCGTTGCCGAAGAGGTGAACCTTGGTCGGTGTGAGAACGGTCGGATTGCCGTCAGTGCCGTCCACCCACGGAAGATCCGTCCAGGCGCGCCGGGTGGCTGTCACCGTGTCCGTGATGAAGATCCGGTGATCCCGGTTGTTCGTCCCGCCGATGCTCGCCGTGATCTCAAACGACCGCGTGCCGGAGGGGCTCGTGAGCGTCGTACCGGCGACCGTCCAGCCTCGCGTATTGGCGAACGCTGCGATCAGGGCCGGGATGTCGGTGATGGCGGTTGCTACTTGTTCGCTGTAGGCCATAGGTCACTCCAGGGCGATTGCCCAATAGTCGTTGAAGTCAGTGCGGTAGACGTTCTGCACCACGAGGTGGTCAACGGAGCTGACCGTGATCAGGTTCTCCGCCGCGTTGTTGACACCTTGGCAGCGGTACGCGCCGTCGAGGATGCCGTAGGTCTGGGAGTTCGGGTCCCGCTGGTAGAGCGTGACAGGGATCATCATCCGATCACCTCCGTAAGCATCCGTCATCCGCGCCATGAGGAAGTCCACGGTATACCGGTTGGTCTGGACGTACTCGTTGTTCGTGTACTCCGGCAACATGTGGACCGGAGTCCCGCTAACCCCTCCCGTGTTGGCGACCCGCTGCCAGTCCGCGTCCGGGCTCAGCACCC